ATTCATTTTCACTTGTAACTACAAAAATAAAATCATTGAACCCCTCCATTCGAGATGTGCTGTGGTGGAGTTTGGTATTCAGGGTAAACTTAAACAAGAAATTGCAGCAGCATTCTTCGGAAGATTAGTAAATATTTTAGAGCAAGAAAGAATAGAAGCAGATAAGAAAGTTCTAGCAGAATTAATTAATAAGCACTTTCCTGATTGGAGAAGAGTTCTTAATGAGTGCCAGAGATACTCTGTTGCAGGTAAGATAGATAGTGGTATACTTGCTCACTTTAGTGACGTAAAAGTAAATGATCTCATTAAAAATCTTAAGACGAAGAACTTTGCGGAAGTACGTAAATGGTGTGTCAATAACTTGGACAACGATCCTTCTGTTTTATTGCGTCGTATTTACGATAATCTTTACACTTCCTTGGTTCCTGCTACCATCCCTGCTGCTGTTCTCATCCTTGCTAAGTACCAGTACCAAATCGCTTTTGTTGCCGACCAAGAAATAAATATGCTTGCATGTCTTACAGAAATCATGGTAGAATGTAAATTCAAATGACACAACTACAAGAAAAAATTAAAGCTGCGGAAGACCGCATCAAAGAACTTCAACTTTTAATTAAACACTGGAAACAAAAACAATGATTTTTCTTTCAAAACCATCTGTATATAATTTGCCTGGCACATGGGAGAAACAAGATGATGTTCTTATTCAACACTTAAATCTTACACCTGACCAAGGATTAATTTTATTCTTTGGTTTAGTATTAGGTGGTCTGGTTGCGTATGGAATCTATCTTACATTTGGACCAGGTAAAAAGACCCTAAGAGATCAGATAGATGAACACGCAAAGATGCACGAACTAGGGATAGCTCACGGTCACGGTGGAAACAAGGAGGCATATGAGATGTCTGGTAAACTTAAGCATAGTCATGAGGAAGATAATGCAAAATAAATTTTTGGAATTATTGCGTAATGATGCACATAAGGTAGGTCAATATAAACTTTCTTCTGGACGCACTAGTGAACATTATATAAATTGTAAACCTGTCATTTTAAGTGGTAAAGGTCTTGCAATGGTATCCGATATGATATTAGACCATTTACCATCCGATACAGTGGCAGTAGGAGGTCTTACGTTAGGTGCTGACCCATTAGTATCAGGTGTTGCTATGAGAGCACATTTCTTGGATCGGGATTTATCTGCTTTAATAGTTCGTAAGGAACCTAAAGGTCATGGTACAGGTGCATGGATTGAAGGTCCAGTCCTTCCAGAAGGGTCTAAGATAGTTGTTTTAGAGGATGTTATCACCACAGGTGGTTCATCTATTAAAGCAGCAACAAGACTTCGTGACGCTGGATATGAGGTTAATCGAATTGTTACTATAGTAGACCGTCAGGTAAATAATGAAGCAAATGATTTTATGGAATCAGTTGATTTAGAACTTATAAGTTTATATAAGTTGCAGGATATAGCCAATGCCTCGGATGAATGATCATACTAAATTAGTTTTTGCTGTAGAGCATATTCTTCATCTGCAAGATTTGATTGAAGATAATGAAGCAGAACCATACTTAGCATCTCATTTATCTTCAATTAAAGTAGAAATTGAACGTCAATTAGAAGTGCAAGAAAGTAAAAGAAAAAGTTAATATTAGTTGCTTTATTTGATAATATAGGATAGAATGTATGCACATATAATGTATACTATGATTACCAAAGAAAAAGTAAGAAATCAAGTTAAGAGTAGATTTTATTATCTGTTCTGGGGGATAGCAACATTTTCTGTAGTAGCAGGCCAAATATATGTTGGTTCTGGATATAGAGGTTTTGCCAGATCATTAAATAGAATATTTGATACTGTTGAAGTACAAGTTAGTGATGACTACGAGAGGTTTTATTAATGAAACTAACACAAAAGATTATTGATGACCTTCAAGTTGCAATGCAACACACTAAGAAGGATGGTACTGTTAATTGGAAAGACACTGATGAGATTGAGGTTCAACTTGCTGGCACATTTGCTGCTGACAAGTTCATAGTTATTAAGAATAAATCTAAAAGTCCTGTTGTGCCTACTCCACCACATCCTGATTTTGATTATGAGAAACAAGAGTGGAAAGGAGGAACTAATTCATTAGGGAGATCAGCAGGTTATAACAAGTCATGAGAATTGAAACTAGAGAAGCAATGGAGATGTTGTTTTCAGCAAAATGGAACTTGCCGAAAGCAGCAAAACATTGTAATCTAACTCATAAGGAAATGAAGATTACCTTTAGTGAGTACTGTGCTTTACACGATGCAGATTATCAACCACCTGCACCTGCTATACAATTACATCTAAATTATGAGCAAAAAAGGACTTAAAACATGTCTCAGATATCCAGGTGGTAAGTCTCGTGCCGTAACTAAAATGGCACAGTACTTTCCTAACCTTAGAGATTATACTGAATTTAGGGAACCATTCTTAGGTGGTGGAAGTGTTGCGATACATATGACTAAGATGTATCCACATTTAAAGATTACTGTTAATGATTTGTATGAACCATTAATAAATTTCTGGGTTAATCTTCAAACTTTTGGGGATGAATTAACTAAGGAATTAAAGAACCTTAAGATTACTAATTGTAATCAAGACTCTGCAAGATGTTTATTTGTAGAGATGAAGGATATCATCAATGATAATACAAAAACTGATCTTGAAAGAGCAGTTGCTTTTTATGTTGTAAACAAGTGTAGTTTCTCAGGTCTTACTGAATCATCTTCTTTCTCAGCACAAGCAAGCGATTCTAACTTCTCTATGAGAGGTATTGAAAAGTTGCCAGAGTATTCTGAGATTATCTCACACTGGCATATTAATTCATATTCTTATGAATACTGCTTCCAAAACAATATTCATGATGGGTTGTTTATGTACTTAGATCCTCCTTACGATATTAAGGATAATCTTTATGGTAAGAAGGGTGCAATGCATAAAGGATTCAATCACGATCAATTTGCAGAAGATTGTAGTAAAAGTTCAGTACATCAGTTAGTTAGTTATAATTCAGACCAACTTGTTAAAGATAGATTTAAAGGTTGGAATGCAGGAGAGTTTAATTTAACTTATACTATGCGTTCAGTTGGTGAATATATGAAAGACCAACAAACAAGAAAGGAACTATTACTTTTTAATTATGAAAAAACTGTGGCGAATTTGGAAGTATGCACTGGGTAGTTTCTCTGACGAAAAGACTAAACGATACGACAATTACATTGTTTTGGTACGTTCTACTATTTTCTTTTCTTATCTCATTACTAATTGTTTTATTACTGCAGGGGTCATAAGGCATTGGAACTAAAAGACTGGCTTAATTCAATTAACTTCAATAAGGAAAATCTTATTGAAGAAGATCCTGTAGCGATTAAGGATTATCCTCCATATATTATTAATCGTTGTTTGTCAGGACACTTGGATTGTATACTCTTTTGTAATGAAATGAATAAGTATTCTTTTTTAGATAAGGATATGCAATATTCTTTTTATCTAAATACACTTAGGAAAAAGAAGAGATTTAGTCCCTGGCTCCGAAAGGATAAAGTCACAGACCTTGAAATCATTAAACAATACTATGGTTATAGTAATGAAAAGGCATCTAATGCCCTCAAGATATTAACCCCTGAACAAATTAATTACATTAAACAACGACTTGAAACTGGAGGATCTAAATGACTACTACCACTGAACCTGAAGTAAAGTGGTCGCAAGACCAAATGGTAGAAGTGCTTCTCAATGAACCTGATGATTTCTTAAAAGTAAGAGAAACTCTCACAAGAATTGGTGTAGCATCAAGGAAAGAAAAGAAGTTATATCAAAGTTGCCATATCTTACATAAGCAAGGAAGATATTTTATAGTTCATTTTAAGGAACTATTTGCCCTTGATGGGAAACATGCTAATCTTACTGCTAATGACGTTCAACGTAGAAATCGCATTGCTCGTCTTCTTGCTGATTGGGGTCTCATCTCGGTTGTAAAATCAGAATCTGTAACTGATATTGCACCACTCAATCAAATTAAAGTTCTTTCTTACAAAGATAAGGGAGATTGGATACTAGAGCAGAAGTATAATATAGGAAAGAAGAATAAAACGCAGGAAACCGAATCATAAAGTAGGGGATACACTATCCCCTTTTTTAATGGTCTGTGCTATAAATAGTATTGTCGCCGTAAGGGACACAATTTACACTCGCTTTTAAAGGAGAACTATGAACGCACTACAACGCTATCACGCTGCAAATCTTCCCGAACTTATGGAGAAGATTAATAAGAACAGCATAGGATTGGATGATTACTTTGATCGGTTTTTTAATTCAGATTTTCCGCAATCAAATTATCCACCATACAATTTAATACAGTTGAATAATCATGAGTCGAAACTCGAAATCGCCTTGGCGGGGTTCAAGAAAGATGAGCTCAAAGTCTTCACGGAGTTTGGAAAACTATATGTGGAAGGCAAGAAAGAAGAATCAGAAAATGTTGGAGAATTTATCCACAAAGGATTGGCCCAACGCTCCTTTGAACGGGTCTGGACGGTCTCCGATGATACGAAGGTTGGATCAGTCAAGTTTGTCGATGGACTCCTCACAGTGGAATTAAACAAGATAGTTCCAGAACATCATTCCCGTAAAGATTACTTAGGAGGAAAATCATGAAACTAACTAGTCCCTTCAGCATTATTAAGAATGCTATTAGTGATCTCAAACGAGTTCCTAAAGATAAAAAGAAAAAGGTGAAGTTATAAATAAAATTGAGTTCGAGATGGATCAGCACCCTTTGACAGGGTGCTTTTTTCTTGCTATAATAAAATCAAATTAGAAAACAAATGCCTGAAAAGCAAACTCTTAAGTTTACTATTCGACAAGATGGTTACGTAACTGAAGAAGTTATCGGAGCAACATCAAACGAATGTGTAAAACTTACGGAACAAATAGATAATAAACTTGGCGATTTAGATACTCGTCAGTTCAAACCAGAATTTTATTCAAACAATGTCTCACTTCTCCGCAATCAGAACAAAACTCAGGAACAAACCACAACTACAGGAGGCACTGGAGATACTTCAGTATGATGTAAAAGAAGATCAAGAACTTAAAGTAACTGGTAATCATGGTATTGGCCATGAAACTGTTGAAGCAGAACTTGCTATTGCCAGTGATATTGGTTTTCGTATGAATTCTATGACAGGTGAATATGAATTAGTAGCAGATCTTGAAACATGGAACCAACCTATTCCTGTAGAGAGGTTTATGGATAAAGTAAATCAACAGTATGCTAGAATGACAATTCATAATACTGTAAAGGATATGGGATTCCAAGTTGAGGAAGAATGGGAAATGGATGACAACTCTATCGAACTAGTAGTGACACGTTGGAATTAAATTATGACTATTAAATTATTGCTCCTGAAATCTGGTGAAGACATTGTATCTAATGTCGAAGAGATGGTAGTAGGGGAAGAAAATTCTAAAGAGAATCCTAGAAGAGTGATTGGGTATTACCTTAATCGACCTTGTGTGGTAAAATTATTTAAGGATGCTCAAGAAGACAAGGAAAAAGGAATGCAAGTTTCTATATATCCTTGGATGCCTTTAGCAAAAGATCAGCGAATACCAATTATTGCTGATTGGGTTGTAACTATGGTTGACCCTGTTGAAAGTCTAACACAAATGTATAACGAGGACATCGTAAATTATGGAAACAAAAGTAGTAGCACTAACAAACAATCACCTACTGATAGCACAGATTGAAGAAGTGCCAGCAGCAGTTCCTGGCGAACCTGATTGTAAATTAACATCTCCCTTTGTTATTAATACAGAAACTGGTCAAACCATCTTAGAACCATTTTTAAATGGTGTTACAAAAGATGAGTATTTTATGATGAGTTCTGATAAGATCCTTACATTGGTAGAACCAACACCAACTTTACTTGAGAAATACGAAACCCTTATTAAATGACTTCACCTAACTTTTCAAAAACACAACTAAAAATTATTCATGAGTGTTGTAATTTTGTTTGGAATCTTGCAGACAAAGGAGTAAAAACTGATAAGGATTTTTCTCCAGAAATTAATGATGAATTCTTGTCTATTTTTATGGATACTGTAGATTTATCTGGTATTAAGTCGCCATTTGATTTTGACGGGAATGATGAGAAAGTATCACAGTATAAAGAAGCTTATGATAAAATGATGATGAGTATTGAAGAAAACCTTTTTGATGATGATGCATTTGAGGGATCTAATGTTAGATTCCCACATGATTGGATTCTTAATGAAAAAGAGTGTGAAGAGGCATATAATTAGATAATGCGTTTCTATACTAATGTTCAACTAATCGGGAATCAGTTTCTGGTTCGTGGAGTTGAGAATGGTAGAAGGTATGAACATCGTGATGAGTTCTTCCCTACATTATTTGTCAAATCCAAAAAGAAGACTAAATATAAAACATTAAACGGAGAATCAGTTGAGGCAATTAATCCAGGTTCAGTAAGAGACTGCCGTGAGTTCTATAAGAGATATGATGAGGTTGAGGGATTTGAGATATATGGGAATGACAGGTATATTTACCAGTATATCTCAGAGAAATACCCAGATGATGAAATCAAGTTTGACATATCTCAGATTAAACTTGTTACTTTGGATATTGAAACTTCGTCTGAGCAGGGTTTCCCTAATGTGGAATCGTGCGTC